CAACTCTTATTGACACTATCGGCAATCACAGAAATTCATGGGAGAATGACTTTTCCTGTTACGCAACGGTAGGCGGAGAAAGCGGCAGAAGCGGCAAAGAAACGGCTGTGGCGGGGACAACGGTGGAAGATGCGGATTGTACCTTTACCGTGCGTTGGTGCGGACAGACGGCGAATGTCGGCACGACAAGCCACCGCATTTTGTTCAATGATGAGATTTACAACATTGTTGCGGTTGACCACATGAACTACAAAAAGAAGTGCATCAAGTTCCGATGCAGAAAGGCAAGGCGATAGCATGAGCAAGACGGTAAAAATTGACGACCTTGCCGATGAAGTCATGAAAGGCTTGACGGAATATTCCAACTTGGCGACCGCTGATATGAAAAAGGCAGTCCGAAAAGCCGGAAACGATGTGCAGAAAGAAATACAGGATACTGCACCGAAAAAGACAGGGGCTTATGCGAAAAGCTGGGCGGTAAAGAAAACCAAGGAATCTTCCGAAAAACTGGAAGTGACCGTTCACTCGAAGAACCGCTATCAGCTGGCACACCTTCTGGAGTTTGGACACGCCAAGCGTGGCGGCGGCAGAACCAAGGCACAGCCTCACATTGCACCTGCCGAAGAACACGGCATCACGGAACTTGAAAAAGCCATCGAAAAAGCATTGAAAGGGTGAATATATGGATAAAATTATTTCGATTCTGAATGAGATAGGACTGCCCTATGCTTACGATCATTTCAGCGAGGGAGAAAGTCCTAATCCGCCTTTTATCTGCTATCTCCTGCCGGGCAGTGACAACTTTGCGGCAGACGGCAAAGTTTACTACAAAATAGATGACGTACACATTGAACTGTACACCGATTACAAAAACACGGAGCTTGAACTGAAAGTAGAGGAAGTGCTTGACCGCTATAACATCTTCTATGATAAATCAGAAGTGTGGATTGACAGCGAAAAGCTCTATGAAGTGCTTTACCAATTTGAAATGGAGGAAATCAACAATGCCGAATAAAAAGAACAAAGTCAAGTTCAATCTCTGCAATGTGCATTATGCCATTGTTAAACTGAACACGGACGGCACGGCAACTTTTGAAACACCTGTGCCTATGCCCGGTGCGGTGTCGCTGTCGCTTGACCCGAACGGTGAGCCGAACAACTTCTATGCAGACGGGTACGCCTATTACACTATCAGCAATAACATGGGATATGATGGAGAGTTAGAATTGGCTCTTATTCCCGAAAGTTTCCGCAAGGATATTCTGAAAGAAACACTCGACAGCAACGGAGTGCTTATTGAAAATTCCAATGTAGAAACGGCTAACTTTGCACTGCTCTTCGAGTTTGACGGCGATGCGAAAAAAATCCGCCATGTCATGTATTACTGCTCTGCAAGCAGACCGACCATTGAATCGCAGACCAACGAGGACGAGATTGAAGTCAAGACGGAAAAGCTGTCCATCAAAGCCGCACCGCTTGGAAACGGTCTTGTCAAGGCAAAAACAGGCGATGACACGACCGATGCAGTGTATCTGAACTGGTACAGCGAAGTTTATCTGCCTAATGCGGTGACAGGCGAACAGCCTAATCCGTAAGATTGGAGGATTATACCATGAGTTTGACACAGACAATAGAGATTGACGGACAGCCGGTAAAATTCCGTGCATCAGCCGCCATTCCGAGAATATACAGACTGCGTTTTCACAGGGATATTTACAAGGACTTGTCGCTTTTGGAAAAATCCGTCAGCAAACAGGACGAGGACAACAGCAACCTTGATTTGTTTTCTTTGGAGATGTTTGAGAATATTGCCTATATCATGGCAAAACACGCCGATCCCGACATTCCCGACACACCGGAAGAATGGCTCGACAACTTCAACACTTTTTCTATTTATCAGATTTTGCCGAAACTGATAGAGTTATGGGGCTTGAATGTGCAGACCGATGTGCAGTCTAAAAAAAACTTAGACCGACTGACAGAGAAATGACAACTCCCCTCTTTCTGCTCCGATGTGTACAGCTTGGCATTTCTATCCGTGACCTTGACCTGCTCACGATAGGAATAGTCAACGATATGTACAGCGAGAGCAGGAACGATGATTACAAGGGATATTCGGAAATCGCAACACAGTCTGATATGGACGTATTTTAGTGCAGGAAGGAGTGACACCCGATGGCTAACAGAATAAAGGGGATCTCAGTTGAGATAAGCGGCGATACTACCCGTCTGACAAAGGCACTGAAAAATGTAGACAGTTCCATTAAGAACACACAAAATCAACTTCGGGATGTCAATAAACTTCTGAAATTAGACCCCGGCAATACCGAACTGTTGTCACAGAAATATAAACTTCTGGCACAGGCTGTCGGTGATACAAAACAGCGTCTTGAAACACTGAAGACGGCGGCAGAGCAGGCTAATGAGGCACTGTCAAAAGGCGAAATATCGCAGTCACAGTACGATGCACTTCAAAGAGAGATTGTGGAAACGGAGCAGGAATTAAGACGGCTCGAAACCGCTGCCAATCAATCTGCGACAGCCGTTCAGAAAATAGCCGCCACGGGAGAAAAGCTGAAAACACTCGGCAATAACATCTCCAATGTGGGACAGAAATTCTTGCCTGCTACCGTTGCAGTTGCCGGTCTGGGAACGGCGGCGGTAAAGACTGCTGCCGACTTTGACTCTGCCATGAGTGAGGTCTCTGCTGTATCGGGTGCAACGGGAAATGACTTTGACGCTCTTCGTGCAAAGGCTCGTGAGATGGGCAGTAAAACCAAATTTTCAGCGACAGAAGCCGCCAATGCTATGAATTACATGGCGATGGCAGGCTGGAAAACAAGCGATATGCTTGACGGTATCGAGGGTATTATGAACCTTGCGGCGGCATCGAGTAATGACAACACCAATGTATCTATGATTGGTGAAACTTTCAAGTCCCGTCACTCGCAGTGCGTGACCGCACAGGACTATTTTTTGTAGTTCTGTGCGGTTTCTTTTTGTCTATAGCGGTCAAGAAAAAAGTGCAGTCGGACTATCATATAAGATGAGGGTTTCTGGAATTTCTGTATGTGGTGGTTTACGGCTGTTTTTCAATACGGCTCTGTCCGGCAAGGGAAAAGTATCATAATCATTATTTCGGAAATTGGAGCAAAGTGGGAACAAGGTGGGAAAATATTTAAAGATTTCATATCGTAGTTACTTTGTATCATTATCCTTTGCTTTAAGACACTTTACCAAACTTATAAGAATAGATACCTCGTTGTTATTAAGTCCGTCAATATCCAATACTGCTCCGTGTTCCATTCCCAAAAGATAGTCTGTTGATATATTGAAAAGTTTAGCTATTTCTACAATACATTGTGTTGAAGGCACAGATAATCCCATTTCCCAACCATTAACAGCAGAACGAGTAATGTGAAGTTCCTTTGCTAACTGAGATTGTGTCATATCGTGACTTTCCCTTATCATTCTTATCCTGTCTGCTAAAAAAAAATTCTTGTTTCATATATT